AACTATACCAGACGATAAAGATGACATAGAAGGATTTGTTATCAATAGATATGATCCGGGTGATTATCTATTACGACATAGAGATAGTGCAGGCGGTTATTGGAAATTTAAATTAATTTTCTTAAGAAGTGATAAACCTCACTTTGTTTACTATGATGAAACCGGTGCACACCTAGTCGAAGAAGAACCGGGAGCAATGTTAGATATGCCAATACATATAGAACATGAAGTTACTAAGATTGAACAGGACGAAAGACCCAAGTATAGCTTAGTTTTACATTGGGGATTGTGAGGAATAAAAATGGCAAAATTGTTAAGAGAACTGATATTCTTAAAAAGCACTGGAGCATTAATTGGGGAAGTCACAGATGATACTCCTAGAAACGAGCCGGCTTTTCAAAGTAAATTTCACATCAAATCTATTGATATAGATGAGGATGCTGGGGAATTTTGGTACGGAGATTACGAAACAGGCGAAATTAGAAATAGATTTCAAAAGCCTATTATTTCGGAATCTTTGGTAAAGTACGGTACTAATCAAAAAATTATAGACAAGTATCCTGTACACAAGCAGATTAATATCATTATTGGTATGCTACGAGCCAATCCTTCCTTAAATTTGACACCGGAATTTCAAGAAATGATAGATTTTCTGGATGCACAGCGAACAAAACATCAGACAAAATTGCAAAATTATTCTAATACTGATGTATATCATTGGGTTAGCACCGAGGAAGAGAAAGCAGAAATCGAGAAAAAACGCGGTGTTAATCAAATTGTATAAGAATAAATACTAAAAACGGAGCAGAGAATGGCGTATTCATACCCAATTAATAATTTTAACGGAACTTTAAAAGCTACTGTCAACGAAGGGACAGTAGACACATCTACAGATATAAGATTTGTGGGTAAAAACTATGCCGGTTACGGTGAAATTCAAAACGAAAACTTCCTACATTTGCTTCAAAATTTTGCAAATACCACAGCACCGCCTAAAAGGATTGATGGACAGATTTGGTACGATAGCGGTGCAAAGAAATTAAGATTTTATAACGGTGCTAGATGGAAGGTAGCAGGCGGTTGTGAAATTGGAGATATTCCACCTACTGGTTTAGCTACTGGAGATTTTTGGTTTGACACTGGTACTAATCAATTAAAAGCCTGGAACGGATCAGACTTTACTTTAATTGGCCCTCCAACTGCGCCAGCGTTTGGGGCTTCGACTTTCCAAGCGTCAGTTGTAAAAGAAAAAGATACTAATACAAATTATGCTATTCTAAAAATTTTAGTAGCAGATACAGTAGTAGCGATAATAAGCAAACAAGCATTCGTCATTGATCCTGCAGAAGGGATATCAGGGTTCAGTACTCTAAAGAAGGGTGTAACATTACCTGATACTAATGCAACTACTGGTGAATCTAGTAACGACTGGAGATTCTGGGGAACTACTTCTAATGCATTAAGATTAGGCGGAGTGTTGGCCAGCGAATACATACAAAAAACTAATGCAACCTTTAATCAAGAAGTTAGTTTTGCTGACGTTGGCCTAAAAGTAGGTCAAGATAGCGAATTTAGAAATTATATCCAAGGCGGCGAATATGTAATTTTTGAAAATCAAAAGGGAAGAACTACAAATTCTCCTGGTCAAATGATACATAGGATCGTGGATGGTGGCGTAGACAGAGATATTATGATAGTAAGTAGTTCGGGCATTGCTCCGGGTGCAGGTCTAACATACGATATTGGTAGTACATCTTACAAATATAGAGACATTTATCTAAGAAATGTATACGCTACTAATGTAGGATCTTCACAATCACCTATAACAATGGTTTACGGTGATACTACCGGTATCCATAAAGGAAATATTAAAGCGTCTGACGACTCAAATGCGTTTGTCGCTTCAACTAAATCCTTCTATGGATCGTTTTTTGGTACTGTCGGTGACTCAAATAATCCTGCTACTATCTTTGGATCTGTAACAGGTTCAGCTGGAAATGCTGACAAACTTAATAATAAGAGTGATAGCACTGCTATACCAGCTTCGATTGATAAGTCATCTATTGTTTCTAGAAATGCAGCTGGTAATGTTTTTGCTAATCAGTTCGTGGGTGTAGCAGATAAGGCAGATCAACTAAAGGTTGGATCTTTATATTATTCAACTAGCATAAGTGTGCCAGTTGCAGTTGATAAAACTTCAGTAGTAGCTAGAAGTTCAGACGGAAACATCGACGCAGAATTGTTCCAGGGTACAGCTACAGCAGCTAGATATGCTGACTTGGCAGAAAAATATCTAGCAGATCAGGAATATGCTGTCGGAACAGTTGTTGTAGTCGGAGGAGAAAAGGAAGTTACTGCTAGCTCTTGGGGACAACGTGCTATTGGAGCAGTTTCCGAAAAACCTGCGTTCAAGATGAATAGTGATCTTGAAGGAGGAACATATATAGCATTAAAGGGACGTGTGCCTGTTAAGGTTATAGGAAGAGTTAAGAAGGGTGATAGACTCATCGCAGCAAATAATGGTTGTGCTTCAGCAGCAGTCCCTCATTCAAATGATGTTTTTGCAATAGCTCTAGAATCGAGCGATAATGAAGATATTAAATTAGTAGAATGTGTAATATTATGATCGGGAGTATATAGTGGCACAATATGATAAAATTTCAGTTAGTGATTGGAATACCTTAAGAAATAAGACAGGCAGGGTATTAGATTCTGGTCAAACTTACATAGCAAGCGGAGACACCCAATATTCTGCTAGATATCAGTACGGATATGGTGTTGCATTAGATGCGTCAAACGTTGCTGTAAATACAGATACAAAGGTAAGAGAATCACAATGGGATGCTATGCGTCTCGATATACTGAAAGCAAGAACACACCAGGCAGGAAGTGGCACACTAACTAACGTTGCTTTGTATAGTACAATTCAATGGTCTACGTATGATGCATATAATACACTAGCAGATACTATTAATAGCTCAAGATTCTCAGTAGCAGTTGGTGAATATGAAGATACTATTCCAACAAATCTAGCAGCATTGCCACCTAAGTCGATAACTTTCAGCGTTCAAGCTCAGTACTCCGCAGTAATTTCATTTGCAACAGCATCAGACGCCAACGCTTTCTTTAATGCGGGCGGTGGTTTCTTTGTTAGACCTACATTTTCTCCATCTATTACAGGAAACAATGCTCCTCATTCGAACAGCTGGCAAACGATTTGCGATACTGCTAATCAATCTTTAAACGGTGGTCCTCAGTTTTTTGGAGCCACAGACTACTATGCAACAGGCGTCACTGAAAGAGCATTCTATACATTAAATGGTTCTGGAAGCTATAGTGGAAATCAACTTCAACTAATCGCAGTTAACAATAACGGTGTTCCCGGTCTATCCTCTCAAGTTACCATTATTGTGAGATTTAGAGATAGTTATAGCGGTGGAACAGCAATTGGCCAGGGTGTAGGTTACGGCGACAGTGCAGGTGGCCTAGCTCAGTGCCAGGTAACTCAGCGTAAGAGCTTTAATACTATCGTTGGTCCCGGTCCCGGTGGTTACGGCCAAGTCGATTGGACTGGTTCGTAATCATAAATCTCAACGCATATCTAAATCCTCACTAAGTACAGTTTATTAACAGACTGTACTATCATGGATGAAACATTAAAACGAGCATTAGATTTTGCCAATTATAGAAAAACTTTAGAATCTCAAATAAAGATTCTAAAGGATAAGCTTCAATCAAATCTTACTATAGGGCACGACGGCGGAATTTTTTACATTGATAGTAATCTAATTAATTTTATTGATTTTTTAATTAGAAAGAATCGATTAGAAAATGTTCCCGTTCTCGATGTTAATCAAAATCCTATCCTAATAAAAGACGTCAGTGATTTTATGGATAAAATCCTTGATGCATATTTTGCATCGACTACTGATTACATCTTAGAATTTGAAAAATTAAAAAAACAACGAACTGTTTCTGGATTGGTAGATCTATGAAACGTGGTTTATTAACTTACGCTCATAATAACGAAAAGACAAATTATTTGTTAATGGCGTTAGGGTCAGCTAAGTTAGCTAAAGACAATTTAGGTTATCCTGTTTCTTTAGTAACTGATTCGAAGTCTCTTGAGAGTTTAACTAATACAAAGTATCAGACTTTATTAGATCAAGTTTTTGAGTCTATTGTATTAACAGATGATGTAGTTGCTACTAATAAGAGGAAAAGCCTTGTAACTGGTGAGCAAACTTCTTTTTTAAATCTAAACAGAGATTCTGCATACGATTTAACTCCATACGATCAGACATTGCTATTTGATTCTGATTTTTTAATTTTTACTAAAGAGCTAAACAGGTATTGGGATGTAGATCAAAGTTTTTTAATATCTTCAGCTGTAGATTTTTTTGATCCTGAAGTTAAAGGAATATTAGATTATCGACTTAGTCCTACATCATTAGATTTAAAATGGGCTACAACTATTTTTTTTAAAAAAGATGCAGAATCGAAAGCTATATTTGATCTAGTTAAATTTATAAAGAACAATTATTTTTATTTTGGTTCTATTTACAAGTTTGATACTAAACAGTTTCGAAATGATATAGCATTTACGGTTGCTCTACATATAATTGATGGTTTTAAAAAGAACGTAAAATATGAATTACCTCCGATTAAAACGATTCACGAAGCAGTTATAGTTCAAGAATTTAATAAAAACTCTTTATTAAAATTTCTTTTACCAAAGACTGATAAAATTTACCCCATAAAAGTTAAAGATACTGATCTTCATTTTATGAATAAACAGTTTTTAATTGATAACATAGACACAATTTTAGAATTATGAGATCATTTGGTTATTTGATCATTGTTGCTAAACATCAGAGTCATAATTATCATAGAATGGCGCATGCATTAGCATTGTCTATTAAAAAGACACAGCCAACAGGATACGACAACGTAGCAATAGTCACCGATGATGAGAATTGGCTTCCGATATTAAACAATATCTGGGTGTTCGATAAGATTCAATTTTGGAATAAAGAAACTCATTGGGACGGAAGAAGTTGGATGGATCAACTGAGTCCTTGGGACGATACCGTTTGCCTTGATGCAGACATGTTGTTTATGTCGGATTACAGTCATTGGATAGATAAACTTAGAGAATTTACAGATTTGTATGTAACCAAAGGGGCATATAACTTTAGAGGAGATAAAATAAAGTCTGATTTTTATCGTCGAATGTTCACTAAAAACGATCTTCCAGATTTATACTCTGCTTTTACATTTTTTAAAAAGGACTCTGAAATATCTAGAGAGTTTTTTAAAATGGTGCGATACATAACCAAGTATCCTAAAGAGTTTAAAAATTTAATGATAGATCAGGATGTGGGATCACCTATAGGAACAGATGAAGCATTTGCACTATCTTCTAAGATTTTAGGAATAACAGATGAAATATCATTCGATTTAGGATTCCCTCGCATAGTCCATATGAAATCCAATGTGCAAGATGCTAATTTAGTTGATGAAAATTGGACAAGATACCTAAAATTCTTTCTAAATCGAGAAGCTCAGCTTAAAATTGGAAATTATTCGCAAACCGACATCGTACATTATGTAAATAAGAGTGTTATAACAATGGACGATATTAATACATATAATCGTATCAATCGAAAAAGGATAAAGGATGGATAACACAAATTTTATAAAATTATTAACAGAATTTGCCGAAGCGCAAAAAGAGGATTGGCATATTAGTTACAATATTTTTAACGGAGATATTGTGGGAGTTCATCCTAAGGATCCTAGGAAATATCAAAATCGTACTCACATTATGCACAGTGAAGTAAGAAAGATGCACGAGTCCGAAATGGAATTTTTAGATCCGTTAGTAAATGCCGGAATGTATAGATATTGTAATGATTTGAAAACAAATCATATTAAATTAAAACCACAGAAAGTTTCGGATTGGGGTGATTTGTCAAGAATTGAATTCCAAAACGAGATACTTGATAATACAGTAGATATTGGAATTTCTATTTTACTAGAACCAAAAGAGTTAGTAATTAAATTACATAATAAAGATTTAATTCAATTATTAGAAAAATGGATCGAATACGATCACAATATTTGGATAACTGATTACAACGACGCTACGGTAATTTATAATACAATAAAATTAGATTTACAAACTCTAATCACTCACGGAGAACATAGGATGTTCTTCAATAGCAGTCATCTTCCTGTTGACATTAGTATGTACTACCTGAAGTTTGTTGATAAGATAGCATTTGAGGTCAAATGAAAGTAATTGAGCACGACATCGTTTTTATTTCCTATGACGAACCAAACGCAGATTTAAATTATGCGGATCTTTTAACTAAAGCACCCTGGGCTAAACGTATTCACGGTGTTAAGGGTTCTGATGCTGCACACAAGGCTGCGGCAGAATTATCAGACACGGATTGGCTTATTACAGTCGACGGTGATAATATAGTTGATACTAGTTTTTTTGATTTAGATCTTAGCATGGATGATCCTAAGATACAAGTCTATGGCTGGTGCGGAATTAATTCTGTAAACAACCTTCGATACGGCAACGGCGGCCTAAAAATCTGGAATAAAGATTTTATTAGAAACATGAAAACACACGAAGCCGCAGAAAGTGACCAAGCACAAGTGGACTTTTGTTGGGAAGACGGATATAGGAATCATCCTAAATCTTTCAGCCAGAGTATTATTAATGTAACACCGTATCAGGCCTGGAGAGCTGGCTTTAGAGAGGGTGTTAAAATGACATTATATAATGGAGTCAAAGTTCCGCCTCAAGAAATACGACAACGTGTTTGGTGGCATAATTTACATAGATTAAAAATTTGGTCAACAGTTGGAGCACACGTAGATAACGGACTATATGCCATTTACGGTGCAAGATTAGGTACCTGGTTAACTAATTGCACTGATTGGAATTATGTAGATGTAAGAGACTTTGAAATATTAAAAGGCATTTGGGAACAGTACGGTAAGCCGTATGAAGAAGATAACGACAACGGTCTTGTTGATGCTATCAAAGATCTGGGAGAAAAAATCCGTTACAATCTAGGATTCGAATATTTAAATTTTGATAAAGATCAAAGCAAATATGTCTCTGATGTTTATAACGAAACAATAAATCTTTGCGCTACTTACTACTATACAAATGTATGATCTATTTTTTATCGATCAAAAAACTCCCGGTTCTGAATCTAGATGGCAACAGATAAAGAAAAAGTTTTCACACGCTCAAAAAAGAGAAAGTGTTCAGCAAGCACTATCAGATACATTTACTAAATTTGCTTGGATAATAGATGATGACTGTACTATTTTTTACGATTTCGACTATATTGTTCCTGCTTGGGATAAAGAATACATACACAGATTTCTGCAAGATAATGGAAGGCGACTTGGCGTATATTTGATTCCTAGAGGAACCAATATCACCAAGCGAGAATGGCAATATCAGTTTTTTACTGGTAAGACTAAAGACCTTGACATAAATGCAACCTATTCAATCCCGTCTGAAATTGTTTTTATAAGTTATAATGAAACTTTTGCAGATGAAAACTATCAAAAACTTTTAAATCGTTACCCTGATTCTAAACGTGTTCACGGTGTAAAAGGAATCCATCAAGCCCATATAGAAGCAGCAAAATTAGTATCAACACCTATGTTCTGGGTCGTAGATGCTGATGCAGAGTTGCTAGAAGATTTTAATTTAGATTATTATGTTCCTAAGCACGATAGAGATGTAGTTCACGTATGGCGCAGCCGTAATCCTATAAATGATCTTGAGTATGGTTACGGCGGCGTTAAACTTTTACCTACCCAGCTGACATTAGAAGTTGATGTTTCTAGCCCTGACATGACTACTAGTATCAGTAAAAAATTTAAAGCAATGGAACAGGTTAGCAATGTTACAGCATTTAACACAGATCCATTCAGTACCTGGCGTAGCGCATTTAGAGAATGTGTCAAATTAGCCAGTAAAAGACTCCACGGACAAGTAAGTAAAGAATCAGAAGAGAGACTAGAAGCATGGTGTACTCTAGGCAAACATAGTCTTTATGGAAAGTATGCTATAGATGGAGCAGTCTCTGGTAGATCATTCGGTGTTGAATGGCAAGATGATCCTGAAAAATTAGCAAAGATTAATGATTTTATTTGGTTAAAGGAACAGTTTGATGCAAGACATATCGAGGATTAAAAAGTTCATTCCGATAATGAATGAAGTTAGTCCTACATTCTGTATGGCCAAATGGCATCATACTACAATATATCTACAGACGGGAGAAACACATAGTTGTTATCATCCCCCTCCTCATAAGATTCCTCTAGATCAGTTATCACACAATCCTAGCGTATTGCATAATACACCACAAAAGATGTCAGAGAGATTTGACATGTTAGAAGGCAAGAAACCGTCAGGGTGTCAATATTGTTGGAATATAGAAGCATTAGGATCTGAATACATCAGTGATCGACACGAGCGTAATGCTAGTATCTACACAGAGCAACGTTTTAAAAATGTTGTCGAAAATCCAATGAGTCCTGTTAACCCACAGTATATTGAAATTTCTTTTGGAAATGAATGCAATTTCAAGTGCGGATATTGTCATCCTAAACACAGCAGCAGCTATTATAAAGAGATCAAAGATCACGGACCGTATACTATGGTTCGTAATCATCGGAATGATATCAATTGGTTTCAAATCTACGAAGAAGAAACAAATCCATATGTTGCTGCTTGGTGGGAGTGGTGGCCAGAAGTTCGTAAGACATTAACTATCTTGCGTATTACTGGTGGCGAACCTTTATTGCAACAGAGTACTTGGAAATTGCTAGATGATTTAGAACAGAATCCCCTACCAAATTTAGAATTAAACATCAACAGCAATTTTGGTGTTAAGCCCTTACTAATCAGTAGACTAGTAGAAAAAGTTAATAATTTAGTTAATAACGGTAAAATAAAAGATTTTAAAATTTTTACTAGTATAGATACATGGGGAGATTCTGCAGAGTATATTCGTACAGGGTTGGATCTATCTGTGTGGGAAACAAATTTAAATACCTATCTTACCAAGACAGCATTGCCTATTACTTTTATGATAACTTTTAATATTCTTACAGTGACAAATTTTCAGAGTTTGCTGGAAAAGATATTAGAGTGGAGAAAGAGATATAACGGTTTAGAACAAAATAAATGGCAACGCATTAGATTTGATACACCGTTTTTAAAAGAACCTTTGCAGTATGACATGAATATACTGCCCAAGGAAGATTACATTCCTTACATGGAATCGCATCTAAAATTCATCAAAGATAACTTGGATGATCTGGATCGTACTAAATTCTCCGATCTTGAGTTTGAAAAATTTAGGCGTGTAGTTGATTATATGAAAACAACTAACTATAGCGAAGAACGATTAAAAGAAGGTCGAAAAGATTTTTATAATTGGTTCAATGAGTACGATCGCAGACGGGGAACTAATTTTCTAAAAACATTTCCTGAAATGGAACAATTTTACAAACTATGTTCTGTTTTTTAATTTTAAAAGAATTTTATCATACAGACTATCGTACTTTCTTTTAAAAAATAAATCTCTATTATATTTTAACAGATTTAAATCTTGTTTCCATAAAAGATTAAGCTGTTGCATTCTAAGAGATAAAATTCGATTAACTTCTTTTTCGTACTGATTCCACCGGTCTTCGATATCTTCGATATCGTCGTAAGAATAATCAATCCAGTTGGGTAATTTAAAACCATAGGACTCAATATCTTTTATTAGTCCCTGATATCCGAAAGGTAGAATAAAATGTCCTTTAATTAAAGGATCCCAGGTTTTCTCAGTTATACTTCTCAGCTTATCTCTTTCTAGAATTGTTTCTACATAGATACTGATATAAGAAGATTCGTAAAATTTATTAGCAACGGGCCACCAAGTTCCGCCACCTGACAATAGTCTATTATTGAACTTTAAACCTTCCTCAGATTCTAAAACCATTCCATTAGTATTGTCGCTATAATAACCGTTTTTGTTTTTTATCAAACTTAGTAACTTAGCTCGATAAGTCATTCTAATATGATTAGAGTCACTGTATATCCTTATTGGAGATAGAAATATTTTACAGTGATCATTTTTTTCAAACTGTCCTATGTTGTACATTTTCTTTGTTGCATATAATGACCAGGCTCTGTTTTTTAAATCAAACATCTGATATTCGGTACAGTATGCTTTTTGTCTGTTCCATAGTATATCGTTAAAAATACAATCCTCAGAAGTTTCGTCTAAGTTAGAGTGTATCATAAAAACCGGACAGTTTAGGTATTTCTTCCAAAGTTCTAAATATGTTCGGTTAGCAATTTTATTATTTTCATTATCCATTAAATGAAATAAATTTAGGACTATTACCGGTTGATCGGTATGCCCTAACTCTTTCATTTCATTGACTGTTTTTTTTATTAACTCTTCCCCGTATGTAAACAATACTGGTACTACATCGCTATCTGATATTTTATCAACAATAGTCCATTTTTTATTTTCAAATTCAAACGGTAAAAAATGAAAGTGATTATCTTTCATTAATAAATTTAAATTTGAACTTTTAAATATTTTCATATAAATGTTGTTTCTTGTGATTCTACTAGTGTAGTACCTTTAGCTAACAAATTATTTTCTCGATGATCTAATTCGTATACTGTAAATGGTCTATTATAATGAGAAGAAAGAAATTTTAAATGTTTTACAAAAAAAGAATGTTTTTCGTTTACTGCGTTTACAGTTTTTTCGCTAAAACTATTAGGGAATATATGTTGTAAGTACTCAAGGTGTTCTTCGGGAGAGGGGTGACCATCTTTAAAAAATTTTGAAATTTGTTTTTCGTCTCTTGGAAATTTATGAGCTTGTAAATCATTCTTCCATAACGTACTAAAAAAATCAGGATGTAATTGATTTAATTCATTCTTGTACATCTCTTTTATTTTTTGTTTAAAGAATAAATTTTTTAGAAGGTTGTTTTGACTTTGATCAACGATATCTATAATGTTACACATAGAGAACATATGAAATTGACATTTTACATTTTCTAAAAAATTTATACTTAATTTTATTGTGCAGATATCTCTTAACATATACCCAACTGGATCTGCCCACTCTTTAACATATTCTTCACTATAAATTCCTTGTGTAAAAATATTTCCAGGTGTAATCCAACTCTGATTTTTATATCTATCTTCTCTGCAGACATTTGTCCAACAAATCATTACTAAATCGTTTTCGTTGAATTTATGTATGGCATCTGCCTGACAGATCATGTTTGCAATATATTGATTTCCTGCGCCGCTTTTTCCGTAATTAAAAAGAGGAACATTTAATTCGTAAGCAACTATCTCTGGCCAAGTCATCCAATGATATTTCGTAAAACTGCAACCGAATGTAAAAATTCGTTGGACAGGTTTATTGATTAATGTAGGTGGAGATTGTTTGACCGATTTGGTTAATAACTTTTTTAGTATATTCATTATTTTCTAATACTGTGTAATTATGTTTTAATATTTCTAAATTTTTAAATCTCCACTGGATTTGTTCTTTTTTAGATAAATTTTTTAATTTGTTAACTGCTGTTTCTACTTCTTTAAGTAGCTTAACATATCTGTATTCGTGGTCTACTTCGTCGTCAAAACTATAATCAAACCAATCTGTATATAATTTGTAACCGAATTCTTGAAGTCCTCTATTGCAACCTTGTTGACCGTAGATTAAAAAAGGTTGAAAATGCGCTATGGGCTTGAATGTTTTTTCACTATAAAAAAGAGTAGTTCTATACAAATCTTCGACTTTTGTTTCGTTAACTATTTGAAACAGAGTTTGATGATGTAAATGACTATTACTGTTTAATGCGTGATTAGTTTGAAAATCTCTAGTATCAGCAATTATAGGTAAAGATTTTAACCAGGATCTAATATTTTCTTTAGGCTCGTCTCTTAGTACCTTAAATTGATGCCTCCATCGGTCTGCTAAAAAATCTAAATTTTCTCTAAAAATATCATGGCTAATTATGGCATATTTTGACGATTCACTCTGAGATAATAGATACTGTGCTAGCGATCTATAATCTCTGTTAACTCGACTTAGACTGATAAAAAGTTTCTCACCGGTGAATTGAGAGTTCACATTAGATAATGTTGTTTGTAAGTAAGCATCAAGATTCATACGTCTTGGAGTTCCGATGACGATATCTTTAGTTGCAAGCTCAAATGCAGGAAAACTAAAAACATTAATTGATTCTGTTATTTGATTTTTTTTATTAAAATTTTTTATGTTTTTTGAATCTTGTGCGTTTGATGATACATAGAATATTTTATTTGGTGAGATATTATATTTTTTACAGTTGTAATATAGTATATCAAAATACGGAGATTCAAACAACGGGGAATAACCTTCAGTTGTACAATCAAAGAAAAGAAAAAATCTTTTATTATTCCTTAATTCGTCTAGGGTTGATTCGTTTATAAATTTAAAAAAATCAGAATTCTTTTCCCAATTCGGATATTTGATTAGAACATCGGCATATGACACATTCTTTAAATCGTTTTTTAAATCATCATTTAAAAAATCGTTCAATGACACTGTGAGACAGGAACTTCTTGGATCTTGGACATAGGCGTTGTCAGTTAAAAAGTTAGTAATTTTCTCCATTTCAGACCTGTATAAAATAAAATATTTTTCAAATAAATATGCTGCTATTATTTATTTGGGGGTTTTATGCGTATTGGTTTTATTGGTCTGGGTAAATTGGGGTTACCTTGTGCAGAAGAAATTGCTAAGAAAGGCCACAAGGTCTCGGGCTATGATGTTAGCCTAGTGGATCCGACTATGTTGGTAAAAATATGTAAAACAGTAGAAGAAGCGGTTAAAGATAAAGACATAGTATTCATAGCTGTACCTACTCCACACGATCCTCTATATGACGGTAAAGCACCAACAGCACATTTAGAACCAAAAGATTTTCAATATGATATAGTGACAGATGTAATTATCGAAGCAAACTATCATATGAAGAAAGATCAATTGTTAGTGTTGATAAGCACAGTGTTACCAGGAACTGTACGAAAACATTTTATTCCTTATATTACAAATCCTCGATTTGTTTACAATCCGTATCTAATCGCTATGGGCAGTGTAGCTTGGGACATGATTAATCCAGAAATGGTTATGATAGGAACAGAAGATGGTAGTGAAACTGGAGATGCTAAACAATTAATTGATTTTTATAAAACTGTAATGGAAAATAATCCCAGGTATGTAGTAGGCACCTGGGACGAATGTGAGTGTATCAAAGTATTCTACAATACCTTTATTTCTACTAAAATTGGTCTTGTGAACATGATTCAAGACGTTGCAGTGAAGCAAGGAAATATCAATGTCGATGTAGTGACTGATGCATTGGCAAAAAGTACAATGCGTATAATGGGCCCGCAATACATGAAAGCAGGAATGGGCGACGGAGGCTCTTGCCATCCTAGAGACAATATCGCATTGAGATACCTAGCACAAAAATTAGATCTCGGATACGACTTGTTTGATGCAATAATGAATGCGAGAGAAATACAAGCAAAGAATCTAGCATTAGAATTAGTAAGACTAGCAAAAGAAAATTCTATGAGCATCTTTATACATGGAAAGGCGTATAAACCTGATGTTCCTTATATAGACGGTAGTTATAGTTTACTTATAGGACATTTTTGCCAAGAAGCAGGATATGCTCCTACCTATATAGATCCTCTCACAGGTGACGATATAAATGGATGCTACGGAGTTGTGTTATTGGCACATAATCGTAGAGTTACTTATGAATATAGAGGTTTTGAAGAAAGCCAAGGTCTTTATTGCAAAATAGAAAAAGGGTCAATCATTGTTGACCCTTGGAGAACTTTTAATAAAGATAACCTAGATTACACAGTTATACATTACGGAAATACCAGACTATAAGATTCTTTTAGTAGATCTTTTAATATCTTTTTTCAGTTTAGCGATATCGATATCGAATTCTATTCCTTTGATTTCGTCTCGATATTCGTTAAACGTTTCCACCAACTTTCCTGCTAACTCATCCGAATGGACTTCTTTTAAAAGATCTGTTATGTTGATTTCCCAGATGCGCCCGTCTTCAAATTTAATTTGCATTTTCTTAGTATAATAGAGGGGCATAGTACTCATGTACATATCTTCAAAAATTTCAGGCCACTCATTTATGACATTTTTGGGCGGTCTGAATAATTTTTTAGGCACTGGTTTCTTCTTTTATCTTTGCTGTCTTCTTAGCAGGAGGATCGATTTCGTCTGCTTGTTTGCGTAATCTTGCAGCTTCTTTGTACATAGCATCTGCTTGACTACGATAAGATTTAGCAAGATCTCTATCACTTAAGACACCGCTTTCTTCCTTGGGTGTTGTTTGAGGTTGCGGAGATAGATCTTTTACATCGCCTACATTCTGTATTTGTGTATTAGGATCTTGGCCAATAAGACCGGCTAGCTCATCAACTGCTACACCTTTCTGTTCAGCAATCAAAGTATTCAATTGATCTAACGGAATAGTGTTAGAAGTATCCGGAGTCATAATCACGTCGGTAGTTGGAACTTTTATTAATTTTCCATCAACGTGTAAAGCATTCAACATAGTGCGTCCGTCTGGAAAATGTCTGATACTTAAAATATCTCCGAATTCATTAGAATCCTGTGCTTGTTGACTTTCAACTAGACTAATGATAGCATTGTGATATGTATCAGAAAGATTGGCGGTTCCTATAACTAAAGCGTAATAAGGATCTCCAGGTACAGTTCTGAAAGCCACTAGAACTTTAGCTCCGTTTGCTTTCATTTTACCTACGTGTTTTAGAATTGCCATAATTATTGTCCTTTAGCGACCGTATTTAAAAAATTGGTCAACTTATTGTAAACCGCTCCTACTGCTGCTAATTCTGGTGCTTTAAAAGCACCTCTGGTGCTAGCGATATCAATGATATTTTTTAACGCTTGTAGATCGCTGATATTTAGATCTGCACCTTGCTCTTGAGGTTGTTGTGGTTGCTCTTGAGGTGGTGTCTGTGCTTGATTTTGAACTTCTTCAGTCATTAGTTTCTCCTTAAATGTGGGCAGGCTAACATAAAGTATGTTAACTCTCTTGGGTCTTCAAAGGCAGCAAATGTTCCTGTTTGACTTTTGCCTTCGCTGGTAACATACGGTAGATTTACAATCGTATACCTACCGTTTAATTTCGTATCAATCCATTTGATCAAATCAGTATCAAAGAATAAATCGTGATTTTGAATTTGTATTTTTGAGAAATGAGGAGGAACAAAGCTTAACCTTCTTTTCTTTAAAATGTTCAGTGGATTGATTTTAAACATAAACTTATTTAAACTTGATATATGAATGCCCAGTTAATCCTGAGCCATGTGTTTGGAGAGAGCTTTTGCAGCACCCATTTTATGAACATCGCCAGAAAATAGGTACAGTTCAAATGCTACTTTTTCTGAAAAAACTATTATAGATTTTTTATTAATATAATACGGACCAGCAATGAATTTGTCAAGCCAAATGAGTATTTGTGGAGTTAGTTTTAGATCATTGGGAAATGGAACAACATATTCTTTGATCTGTGCTTGTTCGATTACAAAAGTATATCCTTGTTCGGTTAATCTAAGACCGCCTTCGGATTTGTTTCTTTGGTTATACCACCAAATGGATCTCGAAGAAATAAAATCTTTATTCTCATCTTGATTAGCTGCACGTAAAAATAATAACGTGTAGTTATCTTTTGGATCCATTTTATTTCTTAAGAATTTCGCCTTGTGTTAATTTAACTACATCAAAGTCTGTAGTTTTAAATAGACGATTTAGTTTTTTAGCAAGATTGTGTGCGTGTCCGGGATTGCTAAAAGAAACTTTTTTATATTTAGGTCCAGGGTAACTCGATACCAAACTTCCGCTCTTTAAGTTGAATGGTTGACCCTTATAGAAAACAGCCCAAATGGCTTCGCTTTCTAAAATTTGTTCAATCTTAAAAGTTTCCTTGTTAGCTATCTCAAGTAAAACTTTAGGTTTAGGTCTGCTCATTATATACGTCCAGAAAAGTACGTATATATTTATCCTTTAAAATGTTCCGCCATCGAATTTTACTTCGATAGTTTCGTTGTTTAATTGTATTTTGGTAATCATCTCATGTATTTCCTGAATATGATTACCCATTTTGGCAGTCAATAAACCTAAATCCATTACAAGTTCACGTGCTTCTTGAATAGTTAACTTTATTTCTTTTTGTTGCGAAGCTTCGGCAGATTTGAGTCGTTGTGCCAATCTTTCAACACTGCCCAATCTATCTGGTAATTTATTTTGATGCATTTGACAGTGCCTGCTTCATTTCATTTTCGGTCTTAAAAGGACCTTGATATTCGTATCTCTGCAATGTAATTAGTTTAGGACAGAAACTTTTGACCCAACCTTTATCAAAGCGTATGATGTAATATCCTGCACAGTAAAGACTTTTACTATCTTCACTTTTAGTGAATAAGGGAAGTTTATTTTTGATATCAAAAACTGAGTTATGAGGTTCGGTACTAGTAGAATAGCCATGGACTTCATTAACAGGACTACCGTCCGCTTCTTTTAAGATTTTTGCTATAAAGAAACCTTTGCCGTATTGTCGAATTAAACTTTCTTTAGTTTCAAAAATTTCAATTCCTGTTTCGTTAGACATAACAAATCTGTTGTCTTCGTTTTTTCTTAAAGTAGCATAACGTAAACCGTTTTGTTCTACTACCCAATATTTGTTAGGAATTATTGGTTTTGCATGTAGTTCAGTCATTGTGTATACCTCGCATTAAGTGGTTCTGCATATATTTGTGCTTGATCTGCAATTTTTTTGAGATCAAACATATTACAAAATTTAATCAATCTTATTCCGACTTGATCGATATTTTTATTTTTCTTAATCGCCTCGTCGATAGTGTTCTTGATAATTTCTCTAATGTCATCTGGTTGTGCAGACAAATCAATCAATCTGCGATTTCTTTCGTAATCTTCAAATACACGATGTTCTTGACCGTTATGGTCTACCCAACGTTGTAGCATTAGATTGTTCCAGTTAAATCCTTTAGAGTTGCGATCCTCATATGCTTCCATAAGACCTACTTTATTTTTAGATCCTTTAGTTCGAACGCCAGGAAATGCACTAAAGACATTATCGCTAGTATCGCCTCGCATACATTTTTCAAACAACAACCATTGTGGATCTGGTGCTGCTTTTGGTTCTTTAGTTTTTTTGTCGATTACAGGTTTGCCTTTTTCGTCAAAGAAACCTTCGTGTGTAATTGTAGTTTCAGTAACACCGTTGTATTGTTTTACATTAGTTGCAATTAACTGAACAAAATCTGTATCAGTAGAAATCACAACGTGATCATCGTTAGGATGACTTTGGATCCAGCCTGCAATAAGATCGTCTGCTTCTAACTGCTCGTGTCTAAGAACAGTACAGTTAGTCTTTTCGCTGATAAACTCTTTAAACGTGTCAAATGCTTCCCAAAACAATTTGTCTTCTTCTTGTTCTGCGGGAGTAAGAATAGCTCTAGCATCTGCTCTATTACGCTTATAAGGAGCATAATAGTCCTTACGCCAACTGCGTCCTTCGAGACAAAAGATAACGTGAGAACCGTTAAAGTCCTTCCAGGCTTTTTTAATAGAATTAAGGGTGATATGAAAAGCCATTCCTAGCTTTATTTCAGTATCACCGTTGATAACGTGCCTTGCTCTAAAAAAAGTATTAGCAGTATCTACTAGAATATATGTCATGAAACTTGCGATTTGCCTTCAGCGATTTTTTGTACGTTAATATAACCTGCGCCTCTACGATCCATGTTGATTCCTTCTGTTCCTGCAACATCTCCGCAAAGGGCTCTAAACCAGCGATCGACTACTTCTTCATCAGGATCTCCCTCGTAACCGTATCCTGCTTGTCTCAATTGTACAATAAATTCATCATTCCAGTCAAGTTCAAAAAAACCGTTACGAAGATTTTCTTTGTTTACGTGAGTTTCCAAAACACCTACCCAAGGTTCGCCTTTTCTGCTGGCACGTTCTTTTGGAGTAAGTTTGGCTTCTTCTTCTTTAATTTTAGCTTCCGCGGCAGCTTGTTCGGCCTGAGCCAATCTTTCATTGGCAGCTTTTAATTCTGCTTCTGCTTTAGCAATAGAATCTTCTAATTTATCTAGTCCTAAGACTTTTTTAATAATCTTTTTCATTAAGTTCCCCACTCATTTTTAAATAACGGAACCTGCAAACGATCCGAATAGCGCAAACCATTCTTCATTGCTAGTTCAGCGACTCTTCGATTGTTAAGAGTATAAACAGATTCTACACCACCAACTGGCATAAGATAAACTGGTCCTGTAAATCCTTCGGCTCTATAAATCTCTGCTGTTTCAATTGCTTCTTCTGCATCTTCTTCTGTGGCTACTACAAATTTAAGATATGTATATCCTAATGTTTCGTAGTCGCAAACTATATCTGGTCGGATAGCTTCGTGTTTCGCCTCACCACTACAACTTAGTTTAGCACTAACACTGAATGTGATCTCTTTGTGATATTCTGGATGAGGCATCAGCCATTCTAACAAATAATTTGCAAAATCTTCAGTTAATGGCTGAGTTCCATTTGTTTCAAAAGTGATTTCTTTGAGACCTGCCATTTTAGGATGACGCAGTAAATCCGGATATGCACGTTGCCAACCTAGTAATGGTTCGCCGCCTGTAATTACCAAATGTTCATCTCGCCATTCATTGAACGGTAGAATCTCAGAGATTCTTTCTGCGATGGCGTCGGAAGTAAGCATTGGACTAAGATCCTTAAAACGAGGATCCCAGCTAGCATAACTATCACAACCTGTAGAAACCAATGGAAGTTCTTCATACTTTTTAAAATCCGTAATTCTTTCGGCAATAGCCTCTACTTCTGTACTGAGCTCTCCTTTAGGCATACCAAAGCCAGCACACTTAAAGTTACAACCAAATGTACGTAAGAAAACAGACGGAACACCCATGTACCGTCCTTCGCCTTGCACACTATAAAACAATTCTGCAATTTTTAACTTACTCACTACTAATCCTTATCTGTTTAATATCTAACATTGAATGACAAACTTAATCTTGGTTTGACTGCTGGGAGAGTTCTGTGCATTAAATGGCTCATAAACACAATACATCTTCCAGTGACACTTTCATATTCAACATTACAACAATTCTCTATATTGACTTCGCTATATTCTGGGAAACATGGTTGATGAAAATACCACGGAGCTTGAAATATGAAATCTTTGGTTTCTGTTCCGTCTATATAATAGACACCCGAAATCATACTGTCAGGATGATGATGTAAATCTTGATAACCATTAGTATTATAGTAATTTAACCATGCATCCTTTATCTGTAAATCTTTTGTGACAATTTTGTGAACATCGCAAAAAACTGTTACCGTTTCTACTATTTGTTTTTTGATAGACTCAAATTCATCAAGGTTAAGTAAATCTTTTGAAGTGTGAACCGTACTAACGCAAGGAGAGTAAAATGGTTTCTCTCCTAACTGATTAATTATTTCCATTGCTTTATCTACTACACTATCTTTGTTTTCAATCTGATAGTCTTTATAGATAACATTACTAGGAAATAATTTATCAATGCAAAAGTCTGTCATACAAATAGATCCTCATTGTATTCACAGTGGCTTTCGCCTTGCACACTATAAAACAATTCTGCAATTTTTAACTTACTCATTCCTTATTATACCTTTATTAATAAACGTTGTCAAGTCTTCTTTTGTTAATGTATACGAACCGTCTCCATTGTTAATCCAATAAAGCGAATCACCAACTTTAAAACCAGATTCTTTTAAAATCTCATCTGTAAGTTCGATATAACAATCACCTGTACTTTTATCTTCTTGAACATCTAATAACCAACTTTTATTCATAGATACTCGCTTAAAAATATTTTACAGAGCAGAGCATCTTCTTCAGTTCGAAAAAGGAATTTCATTTTAGTTTCTGTAGGATGATATGTCCAACGATCACCTGGTAAACCGAATCTTTCTACTACGCCTGCACATATTTCGTTCCAGGGAGTACTTGGTTGTTTCCAGGGAACTAATATTTGATTATTATACTGGATCGCCATTGAGATCTGCTTTGCCTGTTTCGTAAAGTTCTTTACGTTGTTGAAACTCATCCTCAGATAACCCGTGCCAACCTATGCACTTACCAGTTGGACTACGACCACACCCACATTTACCAATTTCGCTTTCGTTTTGTTCAACTCTCACTTGCATAATCATTCCTTAAAATATTTTTGTATTACTTCTAACTTATCCATGTATTCAGAAATTTGATCAATTTCTTTTTCAATGGCATCCATTAAATCAGTATGCTCGTGAATAGCCATAGGATTGTTTAGCATAATGTCTACATTCATTTTATGCTTTAGAATGTGTGCCTCGAAGTGCTGTGTTAAAACGCCAATAATTTCTTGTCTCATTACCATTTCCTATAATTGCCCTTTTCAGGAATAACGTGACGAACGCCTCCTGTGGGGTCTTCCATATCTCCAGTACGTCTCGGGATGAGATGTACGTGAGGCCAACCTACGGTTTGACCTGCTGCTTTACCGTAGTTAAATCCTACATTGAATCCGTCGCAGTCACCTTCTTCGACCATGCGCATTCCGTCGCGGACAGCACTTTCGAATGCATCCATTAGAACAGCTACAGTGTTATATTTAGGCACGAATAACAAGTGTCCTTCTGTTACAGGATATTTGTCATAAAATACTTTTACGTGAAAATCTTCTTCTAGAAGATTATCCCAGGGTGCTGTGCTATCTTCGATAAAAGGAGGTTGCCCCTCCATAATAACTTCTTTTTTCATTTTGACCACCATTCTTCATATGGAAATTCAATCCATAGATCGTTTTCTGCTTTATTGATTTCTTCTCCGGTATAGTCCATTTTAATTTCAGACTTACTGGCTAAGTTATCAAACACAACTGCAAATCTTACATTTTTATTCCAGACTGTGTTCCATACACTAGTCTCATTTGGAAAACAACCCGATTCCCAATCTTGCTTAATCCAGTTAATAGTCGATCCGCTGTCGTTAATATCATCGACTATTAGAATATTTTTTCTAAAACTAATGTCCCAGCGGCTACGTATTGTTTCTTGGTGATCGAGTGGAACAGCACCGAAGGCATCTTCAGCCATCCACAAATTACTCTCACAGCTTCCGCCGTCTCTAAGAGATACAGCAAGTGTGTGCATAGGTACACCTAACCAGTGACTAATCATTACAGCTGGCAAAAGTCCACCGCGAGTAATGCCAACAACGTAATCTGGTTTCCAACTTGAAAATTGAACCTGTCTACAAATGGTGCTGACATGATTTCTAAAATCACTAAACTTTACTATGCGCTTGTTCATATCTCCCTTTCAAATATTGTTCGTGTTGTATCCATTTTCCGTTAACATCAAATCCCCACTCTCTTTTATGGGGACCTGGCATAAACAATGTCCAGCAAGTAACATTAGGATCTAGTTCAACTCTGTGAAAGCTTTCTGCTTTGCAGACTCTGAAATGACCAGGTCCTCTCCAAAAACGACCTTCTGGAGTTGTTTCCCAGTACCCGCCTTTTAAAATTAATGTGGCATATGGCCAAGGATGATCGTGGAGATCGTCTGGATCTCCTTTTAAGAATTTGTGTAAAAAGATATTAAATGGAAATTTCTCTCGGTCCTTAAGGAATAGATAGTATCTTTCTAGATATGGCTCGTCACTTAGACGATCCATTATGATACGTTTTCTTCCAATTTTTTCAAGCAATTTTAGAAACATTGAAAACCTCTTCTTCTAAATATCTTTTTAATTCTTTATCTGTTGGTACAACATTATAGTTCTGTTTAAAAAAGATTTCGTAACTATCAGAACCATACTTTCCAATGCCGTATAAATCTGTAGCATCGATACCGTCCCAGATTAAAAAATCATTGGTCATTTTTTTAATTCGTTGATATCGAACATTTACCATTCCTAAAGGCCATATTACATCCTTGACATCTTCTTCTGATGCACAAGTAAACGAAATATGATCGTACCAACGATTCAAGAAGATAGGTAGAACATATTTGACTGCCTTTCTTCCTGTCTGATTTAGCATTATTACAGCTACCATGTGTTGCCACATTTTAGCCCTAACATCCTGGGGATGTGCCGGTAGCTGTTGCTGAACCATTAAGTCGTCACGCAATGGGGTGATCATCGCGGAGCAAACTCCTGTTGCATTTTAATGTTGTCAAAGAATTCTTTCTTTGTGCCAGGATCATCTTTAAATGCACCTTTGAGTACAGTAGTCTGTGTAAGACTAGAATGTGCCATAATGCCGCGATTCTCGCAGCATCCGTGAGTGGCTTGTACGTATACTCCTAGATCTTTGGCTCCTGTGGCCTTTTCGATCTCCCTAGCAATATCATTACAAAGTTCCTCCTGGAGAGTGCCTCTTCTGGCACACCATTGGGCGATGCGTGTGTACTTAGATAAGCCGATAAGTTTACTAGCGGCAATAATGCCAATATAAGCAACGCCAACAACGGGTTGGTGATGATGACTACACATACTACGTAACTCACTACGAACAACCAACATGCCTTCATATCTTTCCTCACTATCATTAGGAAACGCTGTAGCGTTTGGGCCAGGTTCATACCGTCCTGCCATAATTTCATTAAAGTACATTTTAGCTAAACGACGAGCAGTACCTTGACTGTTAGGATCACTTTCCCGATCAATTAGCAAACGGTCAAGCACTAGTTCAAATGCTTCTGTTGCTTCGTCAATTAACTTTGACTTATCTTCTTCTGAGATGTAATCGCTGATGTTATCTCCGGCCCAGAAACGTTTCTTGTCACGTTTCATTTTAGCACGTATCGCATCTGCGAGATATGATTCTTCATATCCCTTATCACTCATCATTTCGCCGGCTTTTACATAAACCTTTTGTGGCAAGGGTACATACTTGTCCTCAAATGTTTCTTCGACGAATGTTCTATCTATTTGTGCAGTAAGCACTGGATCTGGTTTAAATTCTGGTTTTGCCAATTATTATTCTCCGATGTTTAGGCAGTGGATTGCCGTTATTATTATTTTAAATTCTCTAGTAGATTATTACAACTGAAGAAGTTTTCTTTTAGTAAATCTACCTGTTTATTTAGGCTAGGTAAACGAGTTTTGTAATTATCCATGTGTTCGATAATTTTTCTACATAAGTCCGGACGATATACAGTATATGAATCATAACTCTCAGTCCATTTGCTAGGATACTTGAAAACATCCATAGCCATTTCACTGTAGCTAAGACGATCTGGGACCATAGGAATAGCATCAACTAATGCGCCCTCGTACCAACTAATGCCAAGTGTTTCTTGTAAGTTAGCACTGAATACCATTTTAGCTTCGCCTAACAAATTATGATATTCATTCTTTGTTAGTTGTTGCTCTTGGCAAATTACAAATTCGTATTGTGGAAGATGAGTCTTAAGATCGCGGAAGATCTCGACTTGTTTTTCTGGAGCGAGTCTGTGTGGGAATAGGATGAGATCACGCTTGGGCATGTTCTTATACATTAACAGAGTATCGGCCATATATTCCATAGGCCAACCTGTGCGAACAATCTTACCTTTTGCTATATGGGATGCATCTAGCAAATTTCTGTCGAGTCTTAACAATTCAAGACCAAACATATCAATATGAAACTCTGTAGCAAAGTAGTTATGATCAATAGCGTAAAAGAAACTTTTCTCGGCGTGTCGAACCCACTTAGCGTCACCAATTAGTCGACCTAAAAAGTCTTGAGGATCATAACTGCCGGCATGCCATAATGCGTGTATTGTTACAGGAATCTGTAACAGTTCACTCATGTATTTTAAATTTATGATACCAGGGTGCCAAGCATCAGTAAAGATAAAGTGATCGCCGGGATGAACGGCTCCGTTACAAAATAAACGCCCCATCTGCTCAACTTGGCTAGACTTATATATGTTAGTCCCCCCAAAATTAAGAAAGGCGCCAGGAGTAGTGGCATTAGGAATATCCGTAGGGCCATCGATAACTTGAACATCGTAACCTCTCTTTCGTAGTAACGCAGGCAAGTGGATTTTCCACTCGCCTGTGTAACGTGTTTCAACAGCTTCTAGATCAACGAGAAAAATTTTCATTGCGACCGGATCTGTTAAAATCTCTACGAGGTTTGTTGTACCTCGTATTATGATAAGGACGTTTCGATTGCTGGAACGCCTTATATTGCGGACTGTTATACATGTCCGCTGGGTTAAATGGTAGTAGATTAAATCGACAGTAATCTAGATATGCATCCAGATCGTCGAATACTCTAGTGACTTCAGGCTTCATCGTTAGATATTTGTTAAGCCAGGAAGGATTTGCCATTTTTATTTCCTTTAAGTTAGTACTTGATAAATGAACCATTTTCTCCGTCTTCGGAGACCTCAATCCAAACCTCACGGTCTGGATACTTTGCGTGAATCTGAGCATATAAATCGTCGCTCATCATCTCACAACTTTTGTAGTCTAGCGACAATACACCTTCGTTGCTAGAATACAGTTTTTCGAGCCATCGCTTGAATTGTATAAATTCCACATCTCTGTCATTGTGGGTGACACTAAGCC